CCGTGAGGCCCCCTAGTGAGTTCAACATTATGCAACACAAAACCAAGAACCTGGACTCCAGAGGCGATGTAAAAACCCGCTTTCACTGGGACCCAGCACACGCTAACGAGGACGCCACTATTGGCGCCTACCTCGAACTCGCTGATACATTCGACGTGATCCCCCACTTGAGGAGGCTGTCACGCGAAACCAGCGATTATCCGAAATGGAGTAAACCCTGCATGCAGGACCTAATCCAAACGATTGTATACTGGGATCATCAATTCGGTACCACTCAAGGTATCGGAATGGGACAAAACCCAGGACTCAATCGCAGATTATACAACATCGGTTTTCCCGGTGAGTGTATAGCTCTGTCGGACGCGTACGTTATCGAGGGCCTGAGGGATAATTTCACGGGTCAACCGTGGAAGCCTTATCAGGTCTTTGGTACGCTTGGGACTTCCGCATTGTACGACAGCCTAGAGACACCTTATAGGGTCACGATAAAGGAACTGATGAACCCGCTTGAGAGCGAGTTTTCCATCTGGTACTTGATTCGGGACCTCTATGAGCTGCCTAAGCTGATGCGCAGTTTGATAGGAGGCATGGGTAGACTTCGGTCTATCTTTGGATCCTCTCCTGCGCTTGCGGCCGTGCGAGATAAGCAAACGTGGAAGGCTATTTCTAGCCTCCATCTTGCCAATCAGTACGGTATACTGCCAACACTTGAGGATCTGCGCGAATTTGCAGACCTTGTGTTGAAGTGGTATAACATGTGGATTAAAGAGACACAGAAGGTGGGAGACCTACGAACTTATCACGGGCCTTTGCAAGCCTGGAAAAAGAACCGGTCTTCCTTCAGCGTACCGCTCCGTTTTGACACTTTTGGTGCCAGTCACGGGACGGGAAACGCTTCTGTTACGTTAGGGAACATAATGTCTAGTCTGACAGTTAAGTATTACTTCATCTGTCCAGAGCTCACGAACTTGATGTCCGCGCTTAAACTCGTGGTAGACCAACTGGGGATTTTTGACCCGGCTGCGTTATGGGATTTAGTCCCATTCTCGTTCGTCATCGACTGGTTCTTGGACGTTAGTAAGCTGCTTCACAGCCGCCGACCACGTTTATTCCCAGTCACCCTGGTGATCGCGGATTGGGCTGAAGGCCTAATCTGCGAGAGCCATGTGGATGTAGACATCGACTATCTGGGGACCACTGACTTCACAGTCTTTGAGTCCAATATAGTCGGCGAGAGATTATTCTCTTGTAAAGTCCTCCAGCGGGTGCGGCGACGTCAGTTTCCGCATCCACTGCAAATCGACACCACGAACATGCTCGGTCACGGACTAACTATCCGTCGTATCATCAATGGTCTCGCGATCATTGTTGGTAAGAGCGTGCGCGGGGGTTCAAACAAGGGTACAAGGTACAGAAAGCGTCAGCGTAAAACCTGACGTTAACTGGAGGGGTATCGTTGTTCTTGGTGGCCTCCTTTAGAGGCGTCTATCAACCCCTATAGCCTAGTCACCCTGACTAGGAAATAGGACGAAACAGTCACATCATTAGAAAGGAATCTCCCAGCTATGCTGAGTGATCCCCTGGTCGTGATCATGTTTGCTTCCGGCCTGTCTTCTGCGCATGCAGCTGTAGTTGATGGTATCGCCGACCTCGCGGTCGATGGTGCCTTCGTCTGCGAGTTGCATACGACGGATAACGGTGCCGGTTCCAGCAAACGCCGAGGGGTAATGTTGGACGGGACGCGAGTCTCGTTAAACATTTCGCATTCTACCTCAAAAGAGAATGCTCCCCTTGTGACGGACCGTGTTTTGGTGCGGTACGATTTAACTCGTACCTCAGCAATCACGGGTAAGCCCGTCACCATGTCCGCCTACGCCGTTACCACCCTCCCACAGGATGGAACGTTCTCTCCTGCTGAAGCTGCAAGCTTCGCCGAAGCCCTCGCCTGCTTCCTCCTCGTCGGAGGAAAGCGTGACGCGGGTGCCGGCTCCGCGCGTCCCTTTGACGCGCTGGATGGAGATACTGTTCGCCGCCTCCTTGGCGGTGAAGCTTAGGCTCATGGAACGCCGTCGTTCCGGGTTTTTACAATGCCCGGGGCGGCGGTCCTCACGCGACCTGTTACTGATTGCTCGCAGAGTTGGCTAGGAGTTCACACCCTATGGGAGAACATAATAGCCTTGGCGTTTATACGCGGATCCTTGAGCGATTGGTGATAGACATAGCAGTTGCATATGTTGACTCGTCTGAGTTGCATCGGGAGCTCAATAAAATGAGAGCTCGGTGTCTCCGGGAAGGTTTTTCGTTTTTGACAAAAACACTTCCTGCCTTTGGTAAGAGCCTTGACAGGGCTCTACAGGGCACGGTACCATTCACTCCGGTGGGCTTTCAAAAGAGGCCCGGCCGGTCAACGCCAAAGTTTCTTTGGTGGTTGATTGAACGGATATTCGACGAAGACGGTTATGTTCGCAGTGATGCGGACATTGATGCAATTAAGCACGTTAGGCAAATCACCCAGTTATTGTATAAACTGGAGTTACCAGCAAATGAACAAACTTCCCAAAAGGTCGTTGATTCATTCGTTGCGGTCCAAATTGAGCTTTCGAAGCTCGACCTGGACCCACGTGATGCAATTATTAAGCGTGCTCGGGCACTTGTTGCTCGAGTGCTGGAGGGCCTATCGCCGTGGGAAATAAAACCACGGCATGGTCCTGGAGCGGTTGCAACTGGCGAGAAGGGGTCCCAAAAGGGCACCTTTTCTCGGCTATACACTGACATGGAGAACTGTTATCCCTTTACTGGGTACTTTCAGTTTTCTGTGTCACATACAGTCGACCATTTGCATAAGCTCAGCGCCCTAAAGACGATGGAAATTGGCACTGCGAAAGTTGTGCTAGTTCCCAAAGACTCAAGGGGTCCACGTCTAATCTCCTGTGAGCCACTTGAAAAACAGTGGATTCAGCAGGGGCAGCGCGCCGCGCTGTATTCGCATATCGAGCACCATCCGCTTACCCGTGGTCAGATTAATTTCACCGACCAAGGGATAAATAGGCGGCTTGCGCTCCAGTCGTCAAAAACTGGCGCACAGGTTACCCTCGATATGAAGGAGGCATCCGATCGGGTGAGTCTAAAGCTAGTGGAGCAACTATTCTGTGGGACCCCGTGGTACACAGCTCTGGTTGCTTCACGCTCTGGACAAACCAAATTGCCTGACGGCACCGTAGTTAAGCTCGAAACGTTCGCTCCAATGGGATCAGCAGTTTGCTTTCCTGTTGAGGCACTGGCGTTCTGGGCACTTGCGGTGTCTACACTGGTCGTACACGAACAGGCTCATAGTGAGCAAGCCGAGTGGGTGTCGCTTGAAAAGGCGGCCAGATCGGTTTTCGTGTACGGTGATGATATCATATGCGACGTCGAAGACTATGACGTCGTAATGCAGTCTCTTGAGCATTATGGACTTCGGTTTAATAATGCTAAATGCTGCGTCTCAGGGCTCTTTCGAGAGTCCTGTGGGTGCGACGCCTATGGAGGCGTCGATGTCACACCTATCCGTTTACGGAAGACATGGAATCATCATTCACCATATGATGCAGTCCAGCTCCAATCGTACGTCTCGTTTTCAAATGAGATGTATGCTCGGGGCTACCGCGGGACAGCATTGTGGGTTGAGGGACTAGTCGACAGCCTTTACAAGCTGCCGGTTCCGTACCTTAACTTCAGAGAGGTATCTGATTATGAGTGGTGCCTTGAAAGCAACACCCTTAAGAAGAAGCGAACTACCACCAAAGGTAGCGTAGCATCTCCTGGCCGAGTAATCGGCTACAATCGTCCTGACGTCAATCCATATCCTATAAACCTCGCAAAAGGTTGTAGAGTGCGCTTTAATCGGCACACTCACACCTCCGAGGTAGAGGGGTACGCCATCATTCCGCGTCGTGAGACGTGGACCCTTGATGGTTGGGAAGCTGTGCTCCATTCAACCGCGAATGGCCCGCAGGGATTGCACGACGGTATTCATACAACAGCGGTTCCTCGCCGCAGTCGCATAAAGAGGACGTGGGGCACCGTCTAAACCAGACGGTGTAAAACAG